GAGGACCACAAGGTGCTCAAAAAATGTTAAAACAATTAATGGAAGATGTTAATAAAATTACAAGATTTATATTTTTAACTAATGATATTACTATTATGATGGAAGAATTACAATCAAGATGTATTGTATTAAAAGTTGATAATCCACCAGCAAAAGACATAGCTAAATTCTGTATAAAAATTCTTAAAGAAGAAAAAGTTAAGTATCAAATGAAAACAGTTGTTAGTATTGTTAAAAAATGTTATCCAGATATACGTAAAACAATATGGGCACTACAAGAAAATACTATAAATGGTAAACTGTTAGGAGATAAAATATCTTCTTCTGAAGGACTATGGAAACAAATTCTTAGAATGGCACTTAATCAAGATATAGAAGGAGTTAGAAAAGAATTAAAAAGTAATTATATTGATTATACTTCACTATATCATTACTTTTATGAAAATGTTAGTGATTTTAAAGAACCAGGTGGCGCAATACTTACAATTGGTGACCACTTAAGATGGGATAGAACATATCCAATTAAAGAAGTAAACTTTATGCACATGATAATAAATATGATATTTGAAAAGATAATATGAAAAAATTAAATGATATTATATATAATATAATGTATTATGTTTTTGTTGAATATTTTATGATTACTTATATTCTTATAGTATTATCTGTGTTGAGTATTATTGTATATAATGTGGTGGTAAAATGAAAAAAATAACACTGTTTGATTACCTCAATCAAATATATATGAAAACATCAAAGTACAAATATGATAAAAAGACTGCAGCAGCATATATGTTATCTTTGTGGTTATCACATGATAAATATTTAATTAATATAGTTCATAAAATTTGTTTTTTACAATTTAGTTTACCAGATAAAGTAATATATGATTACTACTTTGATAGAGTTCCCAAAGGTAGAAGATATATTAAGTGGACTAAAAAGACACCAGAAGAAAAACAAAAGTTAAAAGATATAAAATTGTTACAGGAACAGTATAATATTTCAAAAAGAGAAGCAAAAATGACACTAAAATTTATGGAGAGAATTAAATGAAAATAAATATAAAAGAATTTATAACAGTATTAAAAAAAGCAACAATAAACAACATCATAAAAACAGTTCAATTGAAATTTAGTGATGGAAAAATTACTAGCAGTATGATTTCAAATGATAATGGTTCAATATCAATTTTAAATATTGATAATAATGTTTTAAACACAAATGATGAAGTGGATTTTAATTTTTCAGAACCAGCACAAGAAGTAAAACCATATTTAGATATATTTGATAATGATGAAGTTGAAATCAAATTATACAAAAATAAAATATTGCTAAGAGATATAAACCAACAAACCAATATTAATTTTTGTTCTCCTATGATTATAACTTTATTTGGAAAACAAGATGTAAAACAAGATGCTAATTGGTTTTTTGAAACTAAAATTAATGAAGATTTTATAAAAGCATTTAACAAAATAAAAAAGATTGGACCAAAATTTGGTAGAGTTTATTTTGAAATAGATAATGGTAAGTTTATAATTGAAACAACTGATAAAACAAATGAATTTTCAAATGGTTTGAAATTTACTTTAGCGGATGCTAAAAAAATTGATAATATTTGTCTTTGTTTCACTTACAATGATATAGCAAGTGTAATGAATGTAATAAATGACGAATTTGAAAAATTTAAAATTAAATTTACATATAACGAAGAACAAGAATTAGGATTGCTTTATATATACTCACTTGATGGCTCTGAAAAATATTGTTTATTTTCTATAAGAGAATAAAAAAATGTTTACGTTTCCAGTAAGTTATGTTAGAATAAAGAAAAAATAAAAATGGAGGTAATTAAAATGTCAGATGAATATTGGGACCAAGATAGTAATGAGGTGCTAGAAGAAGTTATTCTTGATGATTCAGTACACAATACTTTTGTTAGAGTTAACGGAAGTGATGTTAGAGTTGAACCAGGTATGAATTTTGCTGAAGCAATTAAAGACGTTGCTCTTAATGCTGAATTTGGTAAATTCCGTGTGTTTTTGAATAATGAAGAAGTAAAACCTTCAACAGCACCAGATGTATTCGAATCAGGAATGAAAGCAGAAATTAGACCTTATGATAAAGCTGCATAAGGTTTTTTATTTCTAAAAATGTGTAAAATATTTCAATAGCAAGTAAAAATTTTTACTTGCTATTACTTATGAAAGGTATAAAAAATGACTTTAGAAGAACAAATAAAAGAAAGTAAAGATAGTATGTTTACTTCATTAGATAATATTGATATAGAAGGATTAAAAGCTGAAGGTATATCAATGAGAATCGGTGATAGGCTTTTAAAATTTTCTATTGATACTGATAATCCAATACCAGATATTGATATTATTAAAGCAGATTTTCGTAATAAACTGAATGAACAACAAAAAAGAATTAAGGAAAAGATTAATGCTGAGATTGAAAAGATTAATGGTTATCATAATTCTTTAAAAGCAGAGTCAGAACGAAAAGAAAAGATATTAGAAAAGAAGTTAAAAGAAACACAACCTATGCCTAATATTACTTATGAAGATGCAATGAAAGGTTTATCTTTAACTAAAGGACAACTACAAGATACTTTATGTTGGTTAATTAGTGGTATATATTGGCCAAAAACATTAGATTTTAAACCACTTGATATAAAGTTTACAAAACGAATGGTTTCTTCTGTTGTGTATATGATAATAACTAAAGGAAAATATATCACAGAAGTATCAACAAGAAAACCAATAGGACTTGATTTTTTTAACCATTATCACCAAAGTAGACCTGATTGTTGGGGAAAATGGACATATAAAAATACATGGGAAACACCTACTGATATTCTTGCAATTGGTAGACAAGCTGAATCAATGCTTGAAAATATTAATACTGGTTCTCTTGCAACAAATAATCCAAGAGGTTTACCAAGAATAAATACTGTTAAAAAGAATGTTGTTACAGAAAGACATAGTGTTGAAGCTATAAGTCGTGAGTCATTAAGACAAGGTATTACTGGTGATATTAGACAAGATGATACAGAAGTCTGGTCGTTATAAGAAAGGAAATTTAAAATGTCTATTTTAGAACGTCAAAAAGATTTGAATATAAATAATGACCAATCTCTTACTGTTATTGGTGCTGGGGGAGTTGGATTTTGGGTAGTAAAATTTGCAGCAATGGCTGGTATAAACAAGATATATGTTTTTGATCCAGATGTATTTGAAGAACATAATTTAAACAGAATTGATATACCATATAAATTCTTAGGAAAAAATAAAGCAGATGTTATTAGAAGTATTGTTAATGATTTGAGACCAGAACATTCAATATTTTCTTTTCCATTTAAGTATTCTCAATCATTATCAACAAATACTGATTGGGTGGTTGATTGTACTGATAAATATAAATCACAATTAAAGAATCAAGAAATTGCAAAATCAATTGGTTCTAAATATTTTAAAGCTGGATATGATGGTGATAAATTTAGTATAAACAATGTTGTTGCTGAATGGGGAGAATCAGAAGATGGTTATCAAATAACACCGTCTTGGGTTGTACCAGCAGTTGTTATTGCCGCAATAAGTGTTGCTAAGATTATGAAGTATTATAATTATGAAACATCTGGAAGTATAGAAGAATTATTTAAATATAAAGGAAATTATAAAAATGTATAATTGTGGAAACAAAAGTGTGTATAATTTTAATGCTGATGCTGATAGTTGGGAAGTTAAAATTGATACTGTAAAAGACTGCAGTAAATCACCTGAAAAAATAGATATATTTATTAGTCAATTAGCAAAATGTAAAATTGATGCTTTAATGAAAGAGTTTACTGGTAAAGAATGGCTTGCTTATTTAATTGGAAAAGATTTAAATATTGATGATATTTTTATTCCAACACAAACAATAACATCAGTAACAATTGATAATGTTATTTGTCCAGAATATAATAGTTTACAAGTTATGGGAGTTATTCATTCCCATAATGATATGGGTACAAATTTTTCTCCCACTGATAAAGATTGGATAAATCAAAATCATAACATTTCAATTTGTATATCAGATAATAGTATAAGTGGACAAGTAAGATGGAAAACACCATGTGGTTCTTTAAAAATAATTCCAGCAAATATAAAACCAAAAGTTGATATAAATTTTGATGATAAACTATTCATTGATAATATAAAAGGAAAAATTAAAGAAAAAACATACACAACATGGAGAGATAATATTTCTAATCCATATGGTTATAGTGAATTTCTTACAAAAGATGATGAAGAGTTCTTTGAGAAAAAGACTGAAGAACTTAATTTTGATGAAGATAAAACATTAAAAGAAGAATTAGAAATACTTGAAGAAAACAATCTTGACGATAAAGAAACAAATTAATAAATAACACATAATAAATTAAAAAACCCAAGTAATTGAAAAGTTGCTTGGGTTTTTTTATGTTTAAAAATATAAATACAAATAACATGGAACAAGAAAAATTGAAATGGAAAAATAGAAGACAAATGGCGTGGTTTTCTTTGCATTCAATGATAGTATTTACTATATTGATTCTTTTTTTTGTGCCTGAATCGCGACTAGAAATATTAGCTGATGTTATTGTTTGGTTTTATTTTGCAATGACTTCAATAATTGGTGCTTACATGGGCTTTACTACTTTAAGTGCAATAAAAAATGGTAAAAAGGAAAAAGTGTTCAAGGAACTTTAGGAATATTATCAACAAATGACTTTTGGTGTTATACACTTGAGCCGAATTGGTATAATAATATCAGGCAATATTCTTGTATACCAAAAGGTTCATATGATGTAAAAATAAGAATATCACCTAAATATGGGAAAATATATTGGGTTACAAAAGTAAATGGAAGAAGTTGGATACTTATACATTCTGGCAATTATGGTGGTGATAGTAGAAAAGGATATAAAACACATACTATGGGATGTATTTTATTAGGTAAGAAAAAAGGATTATTAGGTGGTCAACGAGCAGTACTAAACTCAAGACTTACAATAAATAGATTTTATAGATTAATGAGTGATGAAAAATTTAAATTAAATGTAATTGGAGGTGGATAAGATGTTAGGGTTAGACATAGTTTTTGGAGCAATAACTGGTTTATTAGGCAATGGAATAACAGCCTGGACAAACTATAAAATGCAAAAAATTAAAAATAACCACGATGTGGTTATGGTTAAGTTAGAAACAGAAGCAATGATAGAAGAAGCAAAAGCCAATATTCAAATTGAAAAGGCTAGAATTGAAGGTGAAGTAGAATTAACAGAAGCAACAAGGCAACAAACAAACATTCAGTGAAAAATGGATTGATAAATTGTTTAGTGTTGAAGGTTGGATAAAATATATTTCAATTCCTGTTGCTGTTTTAATAGCATTTCTATTTGGAATGGTAGATTTTTTAAAAGCACTTATGAGACCTGGTTTAACAATGTATTTAACAGGTTGTACAACATGGATAACATATATGGCATGGGAAATTATGCAAAAGTATGGAACAGAGATAACAAGTATACAAGCTGTTGATCTATTTGACCAAGTTACAAGTATAATTATATATTTAACAGTTTCTTCAGTAACATGGTGGTTTGGTGATAGAAGAACTGCAAAATTCTTAATGAGATTAAATGACGGTAATAAAAAATAAATGAGATTGCAACAATATATAAATGAACAGAATCAATATAAATTATATGTTGATATGGATGGTGTTCTTGTTGATTGGTATAGAGGAACACAAGATATTGGTTTGCCAAGTGAAGTAGCTAAAAACCCACGAATAAAGAAAAATCAAAAAATTTTATGGGGAGCAATAGATGAATTAGGTGCTACTTTTTGGTCTAATTTAAAATGGATAAATGGTGGTAAAAAATTATGGGATTATATAAAAGAACATAAACCTATAATTTTAAGTGCTCACTCAAAACGAAAAGGCGGTGACCACTGGGAAAAAAGATTAGAAGTTATTCAAGGTAAAAGAAATTGGCTTGTAAAAAATACTGATACAATTACGGCCAAACGTGCTATAATAACACAACAACCAGATAAAGTAAAATATGCTGGTTTATACAAAATACTCATTGACGATGATATAAGAAACATAAAAGCATGGAAATCTGCTGGTGGTATTACAATACATCATAAAAACACAGCAATAACTATAAAGGAATTAAAAAATTATGAAATTTAAACAATATCTAAGTGAAAAGAAAAAAGATATAGACACAAAGAAAACAAAATATTGTAAAAAACATAAGCTTAAATATTATGATTATTTAAAACAATGTCCTATTTGTGCTGGTGAAAAAATGAAACCACATAAACCTAAAAAATCTAAAACAAAATGGGTTGACAGAATAAAATATTATGGAAAAATATAATGAGTAGATTCAATAATCATTTAACAGAAACATTAGGCCCAGCTAGTCAATATAAAAAAATAAAAACTGGAAAAATAGTTGAATCAAAAGAAAATACAGAAATTAATGTTGTTATTATTACTAGTAGAAACGAAAGTAAAAAAGATAAACTTTATGTGACTGCTCAAAGATTAGCTGATACTTGTAGTAAAAAACATATACCTTATTATGTTTTATTTATTGAAAATGCTCATATAATAAAAGATGATAATGGTGATTATACAATACATAATTGGAATGATAAAAAAGGATTTCCAATTGATTCAGACAAAACAGTTGTTATAAATAGAGGGTCTGTTATGCAAAAAAAATCTTCTTTAAATATTATATCTCAATTAGAAAAAGCTAATATATTTTGTATAAACGATAGACAAGCAATTGAAACATGCTCAGATAAATATAGAACTATATTAAAAATGGGTGCTGCTGCAATAACATCTCCAAAAACAGCATTAATTCAAAGTATAGATACACTTGATTATGCTTTAGAACAACTTGATAGTGATTTTCCTTATGTTGTAAAAACTATTTCAGGTTCTAAAGGTGTTGGTGTGTTTTTTACCGAATCAATAAAATCATTAAAATCTATTTTACAAGTTATATGGAAAATAAATGAAGATGAAGAATTATTAATACAAGAATATATACCAGCTCCATTTGATGTAAGAGCACATATATTAGGTGACGAAGTAATTGCTGCTATGAAAAGATTTGTAATAAAAGATGATTTCCGTAGTAACTACTCACAAGGTGGAAAAATAAAATCAGTAAAACTTACAGATGAAGAAAAAGATATATGTATAAAAGCAGCTAAAGCTGTTGGTGCTACATGGGCTGGTGTTGATTTTATATCAAATAAAAAAGGAGAACCTTTTATTCTTGAAGTAAATAGTTCACCTGGAACCGCTGGAATTGAAGAAGCAACAGGTCAAGATATTACTGGTGAAGTAATAGAATGGGTATTAAATAAAGATAACTGGGTAAAAGTTGCTAATGAAATTGGATTTAAAGAAATTGTTGAATTTGATGGAGAAGAAATAGTAGCTAAATTTGATACTGGTAATGGAAGCTTGTGTGTGATGCACGCAGATAGCTATGATATAAATGAAAAAACTAAAACAGTTACATGGACATATAATAAGAAAAAATTTAAACATCCATATAAAAAAATAAAAGATGTTCATGTAGGTGGAATGAGAAACTACACAGAAAAACGACCAATTGTAGAACTTGATGTAACATTTGATGGTGTTATATTTAAAGAAGTTGATTTTACACTTGATGATAGATCAAAACGAACTCATATACTTATCAATAGAAGATTTATGAGAAAAGCAAACATTATGGTTAACGCTGCTAAATCATTTGTTGTAACAACAAAACCGGAGAAGATAAAATGAGATTAGAAAATTATTTAAATGAAGGTATTAACGATAAAGGAATTTTTAAAGCTTGTTTTATGTGTGGCCATCCTGGTGCTGGAAAATCATATACCTTATCAAAAATAAAATCAGGTAGCGTTGAACCAAGAATAGTTAATACAGATAAAGCGTTTCCTTTATTTAAAGAATATTGGAATGACCAGTGGGGTAAAATAGCAACAAAAGTAAAAATAATAAATAGTAATCAACTTGCTGGTTATATAAATTCAATGTTACCACTTGCTGTTGATGGAACTGCTAATAATCCAAGTGCTGTATTAAAAAGAGTTGGTATTCTTGAATCATTTGGATATGATGTTGGTATGGTATTTGTTAATACTTCTCTTGAAACAGCCATTGAACGAGCATCAAAAAGAGAAAGACA